CCTGCTGATGATTGTGAACTGCCAAGGGTTTACTGACAGTTGGCTTGTCAGGGTGGATATGTGTTTAGTAGAGAAAGCCCTCGGTGTTGTCAAACTCTGTGAGTTTGTCGTTTACTTTGTATGGCTTGAGCCTTACGTCCATGTAAAGGACTAAATACTCTGCTGCTCTTCTTACTTTGTCGTCGTCCCAATCTGGGCGTGCCTTGCGTACTGCCTGTGAGTAGTTGATTTGTTGGGTGATGTCGATTGTCATTGTTTTTGATTAGTTGTTTAATGCGTAGTCAAGACATTTAATGATGTCCTCTCTAGATGGCATGAAGCCAGTATTGAGCTGTTTGAAGTCCATTAAATTTGTGTATAGAGAATAAGTTAAATTCTCAATTTGTTCGTCGTTTAATTTATTCATACGTCGCACACCGCAGGATTCATCAGTTCATGTACTTCGGCTGCATCCTTGCATTCGAGCATGTTGGTGTACTCTTCTGCTGATGTTTTCATTTGCTTGGCTAACTCAAGAATTTCACGCTTGTCATAGTTGTAGTAGCCATCTTCGCCTGCGATAATCTCGCAAAGCTGTTCATTAAATTCAAAGATAGTCATTAGTAGGATGGTTCTCCTTCGGGTTCTGGGTAGGTTGGTATTGCGTCCTTGGGCATGCTGTGTAGCGTCCCTGACTGTATGTAGTGCTTAACTTGATATCCGTTATGTTCTATTATTTCGTATTCGCCATATTCGTCGGCGTCCTTGCGTAGTGATTGTGATTGTGAAACTGCGTCCATGATTGTGATGATTGTGATTGTGAAAAATAAAAACGCCAAGAAGCCAGTCTATGACTGGCGTCCTTGCTGTTATTTGTTTTTACTAATTAACTACAACGACTCAACGCGCGTACTCGTAACGTGTGGACGTGTACCCGCACTCGCATGCGAGGACGCGGTAACCCATGCGCAGTAGTTGCGCGTGTGTCTCGTCCGCGTCGCGTGTCGCTTCGGGTGAGCGGTCGTCGTAGGTCATGTAAATATGCTGATCCATTGCTATGACTGTACTAAGGTGGACAATTTGGCATTAACTTTGTTGGCTTGATTGCCATGTGCGAGGAATGCAACCGCACATGTGCGCCCTTGCTGGGCACATAGCCCGCACTCAGCGCATGATGTGTCACGTGTCTGCGCTGGGCACACCACCACACGTGTGCCTGCTGGCGTGTGTGTTGGCACTTGCTTGCTGTTGTCTACGACAACGACAGCCGGTATGCCTTGAGCGATAGCGTCATCGACTTGAGTCATAGACTCACATGAAGCATTGACTGTAAACCCATTACGGTTAGCCCACTTCACAGCTTCGCTGTTGTGCGTGTCTAGCACGTGGTGTGTGTATGTGTACCCACGAGCACCGGCTGACTTGTTAGCTTCCACAAGGGATTTGAGCAGGTCAAGCCTGATGTGCTCGCGTCCCTGCTCGTCACGTGTGTATGCGAGGTCACCCGCTTGGTTGTGACGCCAGAGCTGGCGAGGCTTAAGACTACTAACGTAGTCTGTAAGCTCATCCCATGTGCCACCTCTTAGCCCTTGGCTAACCTTGTTCCAATGCCACGACACCGGACCGGTTCGGGCATAGCATCCACCACCATTCAAAGAATGGTGTGGACATGTGGTAGGGCATGAGCTCTCTTCCGTTGTGGTAACTGGCATCTTGCCAGTCTTAGCATTAGCTGATTTCTTGGTGATGTGTACTAGCATAAGATTGGTCTGATGTACGAGAGTGGACAGAATAACTAAACTACTACGTAGTTAGTTAACAGCGACCTTGCGGAGTTGAACCGCAAGCTAACACCCAGTCGCTAGTGACTACCTTAGAAAGGTAGTGCATCGGTCTTGTATCCAACACCGGTCTGCTGGTAGCAAAGCTTACCAGTAGCAACTGTGTTACCTCTTAGGTAACCCAAAGCTAGAACTGCGTTCTTGCTTAGTTCTTGGATCCAGAATCCAAAGCTCATGTTTGGGTTGAGCATAAGATTTACAATCTTAGCTCTGCTGACGTTTGAGTACTTGTACTCATAGCCATTGGTAAACCTAACGTTTACCACTCTTGTGAATGGGTTGACGTTGATAGCTTCAACTGCTGTTGAAGTACGAGCTGATGGAATTGATGTAAACATAATCGAAAGTTGTAAAGAACAGTTTGAGAGTTGTTGTAGTTAATTTTATTTATCTCTCTCACCAATACTTGGAGAGAGAAATAAAATAAACTTAAACAACAATCTCTAGTCCCATTGTAGTCCACTCTGTCCACCTTCGGTCAGTATCTTAACATTCTGTAACAATAGATTACAAGTAATCTTATTGTTGTTTGGCGTGGCAACAGATCGCTTGAAACCCAAGTCTCACCTCGCGTGGCGCGATAGTCTAGAACGTGCGCGACTTGAGACCTCGGCGGATTGATAGTCCGCAGAGAACCCAGTCATAGCAACCGTTCTGCCTCGTGCACGCCGCGAATAGTTGAGTCGCGGGAACAATTAACGCGCCCGCCTGCCCGCGTTTTTGAGACCCCCAAGGGGGATTTCGTCCTTCCGGCGTCGTCTATATACCACCTCACAAAATTGTGTCAAAATTTAACCGATCTGTCCACTATCGTGCATGAATGTAAATAGACCTTTATCTGTAAGCACATGTTTGTACATATCGTCGAAGACTTTCGGCGGTATGGTGCAAATATGTGCACCGGCTTGGAATGCTCTACCTACTGTGGCAGCATCTCTAATACTTGCAGCTAATATCTTTGTATCTGTTCTGTTATGGCAGAATACTTTGGCAATATCCCGGATTAAACCAATACCATCATGTCCGTTGTCGTCTAAACGTCCAACAAATGGTGATACGTAGGTTGCTCCAGCTAATGCACACAGTATTGCTTGGCTAACACTAAATACTAAGGTCATATTTACCCTAATACCCATAAATGAGAGTGTCTTACAAGCTTTTATACCTTCAGGAGTGCAAGGTAGCTTAATTGTCCCGGCATGTGGGTAAAGTTTCCCATATGTGATGCCATTTTGTATTAATTGCTCGGCATCGAAGCCATCTACCTCTATTGAGAGGTCAGGTACGCCTAAATCTTTAATTAGGTACTTATATACGTCATCTGGGTCTGTTTGTGCCTTTTTTATCAATGTTGGGTTGGTGGTAACCCCTGATATGACACCAGAATCCAATCGACGCTCTATATCAGCCGTAATAGCTGTGTCAAGGAATATCTTCATACGCTTTACCTATGCTTAATGAACCGTCTTCGTGAGCTTTCACGACTGCTTTATACACTTCTGGAGGATGTTCTAGCATGAAGTCAGCTATAGCTTCGTCAACAGCTTGTTCAGCTTTTAACTCAATCCATCTCTGCTCCAATCCGATCAACATACCCAGAATGAGAAAGTTTAAGGGAGGAATAGGAGTCTTTAGACTCTGATATAACTTTCTAAACCCATCTATCTTTAATCTAGTTTCCATATATAGGTAGTTAGTGGTAGTGGAATAGGTAATAACATCAATCGTTATTAATATTCAGTATTTAGAGGCGGGGGAGTCCACCCTTCTCCCCCTATAAGGACGCCATCGTTAAAACCAAGTCACAGCCTTGCCTGTACTCTTCCCTCTCGCTTCTCTCCTCTGCTGTACATTCATACCCATTACTAGGTGATTTGTAGCTGCTTGAGGGTCATCGTGGAAGGCTTCTAGGTAGTCGTCCCATTCTTCTCTTTTCCTTAGCTTGATCTGTTCCTGTGCGGATAAAGCAAAGGCTTCTGTGAAGTATTTGACGCCTTGAGCTAGACAGTCAAGTCTGTCATCGTGTTTAACTGCGTATTTCTCTCTACACATACGACTCATCTGGTAGAAGAGCATGTATAGGAGACGTCGTTCCGGCTCTATTTCTTTATTTGAGTTGTAATCCCACTCAACAACCTTCTTATCTATTACTAGACGGTGTTGATTCATTACTGGTTCTAGTGTATCTATTATCCTTTCTTCTTTACGGACGTTAGCCCGTTCTTCTACTACTAGGATTCTTTGCTGTTGTTGTTGTATGTGTTTGTTAAACAGCTCTGCTACGATGCCATCTCCAAAGTTTGATTCGACAACCATCGTCTGAACTCCATACTTTTTGCATCCTCTAAGGATGTCAAGCAGGGTATTATCGCTGTACCCGTCTCTGTAGGCACGCATTTCATGCAGATAGAGGATTCCGTTGCGCTGGGATATATACGCAGCAGCAGTTTCGTCGGCTCCTCGTCCTGAAGGGTCGACACTACAAATTGTCTCTTGGTATTCTTCCCAATTCCCTTGCACTTGCATAGGTGAATGGAAATAGTCTCCCGGTAATCCAACTGTGGGGAGGTCTTTGAGTATGTTTCTGGGGTCTGAGCACCATATGACATTCTCGGGTGCAGTTGAAGGATTAACAGAACTAACGATAAGGTCAGCCATCTTAAGAGGAAACTTCTCAGCGTCACTAAGGCTTGTATCAAGCATGAACTGGAGCTGGAAGTTACTCCGTCCCATAGATGCCTCACGCTCCACAAGATCGTCGTCGGTGAAGCGGTCCGGGTCTGTAGGTTCTGGGAATTTACAACCTTTTTCAATATCTTCTTCAAGTTGAGGTGCTAATAGTCCCTCATAGGGTGTTTTATTCTTTGGATAACGACTCGGCCACACAAATGGACGGTAGTTACGCTCAGCAAGTTTCCTATATACGGTGAAAGTTGTCTGGGGAGTTCCCAGATACATAATTCTACTGTCATTTTTAGGTGTGAGTATTGACTCTGCTTCAGTACAAAGTTGTAAAAGTTTCTCCCGCATAAGTTCGGTCATACTGTTTCCGGGCACTTCTATATCGTCCAAGATCATAAGATCCGCTCGTGATCCAGTTAACTGACCCGTAATACCTACGGACTTCACGGAGGGGGCTTGGTGAGGTGAACATAAAACGTCGAAAGAGATTCTTGACCATCTCGCATCGTCCGATTTTGGTTGTAGATGACTTAGCCAAGGTGTTTCTATAATTAGTTTTTGTAAGAAGATACTCATGTTGTCCGCTCTCTCCTTAGAAGCGGATATAATCATTATTTTTTTCTCCGGGTCATTAAAGAGTGTCCATAACACAAAAGCACCAGTAATCCAAGATTTACCAACACCTCGAAAGGCTTGAATCTGGAGTCTCTTGGGTCCGTGTTGTAGGTAGTCTGCGATTGCATATTGCGCTCTAGTTGGTGACGGGAGGTCAAGCTGTTCCCATAAAGCTTGCAGAAACAGCTTGAAATCGCCCTGTAAGGACGTTAAAACGTCAGTCATGTACGAATGTGGATAAATTACTCACGAAGCCCCTCTGCGTTCGTTCTGAGTATGTCATAGAACCTTTCTATAGATTCCGATATGTCTGCTCCTCTACGGTATCCTGATGGCATTGGTATAACACCAATTTTCTTACCTGTAGATAGCTCCCAAACTTCTACATCGACTCCATTGCTTCTATCGGTTTTAAGGTACCAGTTGTCACCTCTACTTTTTGTCCACCTGTAGAAAGCATCTTCCATATAGTCTTTAAAGAATCTAGCAGTTTGGTTAGTTTGTATAAATAGATTCCAGTCCTCATTAGCCGTTTTTTGATTGATGTATTTCCAAAAAGGGGATTGAATACGTATGTCGTGCTCTAAATGAGCAAATACGTCACCAAATTCGTTATTAGGGTCGTATGTACCGTTGTCTATCTGTCTTTGTTTTTCTTTTACGTTGTAATCAGCAACCTGTTTATCTAAGTCCTTTCTGACCTGAGTAATAGGATGACGTGAGCGTTCATTTATATTGTTCCTTTTAGATGTTCTTCTAGTTTCAGCTTTAACAACATCTACTCTTCTCTGTCCGGGTAATGCTCCACTATCTTTAGTAGGTTTAGCTGAACCACCAGAGTTGTATTTATAAAGAACATCTTGGTGAGTAAGAGCGTCTGGATTGAAATTTAAAAGGTGCTGTTCAGCTATGTTTGGCTGTAGAAACTCATCATCAGCTTCTCTTCTCATGCTGTGGATGACATGCTGAGCCTGATTTTGCATTCCTTTTTTACCTAATCTATTAGTCAGAGGGAAATGATTTTTCTCTAGGTGTCTGTTTATTTGTGCTTGTTCTACTTCCGCAGCTAGGTCGTCAGTAAAGCGTTTCTCGTCAAAGTTATATGGGTTATCACCTGACCCCTCCATGAGAGAAGCCTTATGGTTTGCTTCTTTAGCCTGTACATGTTTGTATATGTATTCAGCTTCCGCATAAGCATTAGGCGGTAAGTCAGGTAAATTTTTAAGCGTTGATATATCCGCACCACTCTTAAACAAGCCAAGCACCGCTTCAGCGATGTACTTTTCCATTAAAAAAGCCCCTTACGGGGCGATAGTTATACTCCTTTGTTTTCTATCCTCAGCCTTGCCATCTGCTTAGCTTTTTCTTTAGCTGCCATTATGTTGTCAGCTTTCCGAGCAGATACAGAACCTTTCTTATATCTTTTACCTTTAAAGCTGTAATAATCTCCATCTGCTGTATTAGCCCATTTAGTGCTAGGCATAGAGTTATTACTAGAAATTTTTAAAGGTTCATCGTACGTACCGTTTCCTATATTTCCAGTCCAATCAATTTTTAATAAGTCCTGAGTAAAAATATTACCAGTATCTTCTGTATAACTGATTGAGCTATCAATTACTTCTGAATCTTTACTACTTACTTCTTCTACGTCAACGGCAGGACTATCTCCAGCTCTGTCAGGTACAAGTGTTGGGTCTCCGGGCATAACGTAATCGTTACCGTTCCAGACTTTGTAAGATGTCTCCGTCCATCTTTTATTTCCGGGAGCCATCTTTTTTATTTTTACTTCAAACTTATCACCAACTATTTTGTGATTTTTAACTGAGTCAGGAATGATAAGTTTTCTGTTATTTTCGGCGAATATATCAGCGTCTGCCTTTAAAGGCGATTTGATGTATTTACCATCAAGTACAACTTTGTACTTATATCTAGGGCTACCATCTCTTTTGTAGCCATCAAATATTCTTCGATAATGAAATCCTTTTAAACCGGATATATCTTCAGCATCGGAATAATCCTGTATGGTCATGCTTGTAAATGCCTGTGAATAATTAGTTCTCTATTAGGTCGGCATCCAAATGTCTCTCGACACCATCCGAGCCAATCACGGCTACCTTTACCTTGGTTACATTTTTTACAGGCGGGGACGAGATTCGTCGTAATAGTCTCTCCACCTCGGCAGCGAGGTTTGACATGATCGAGTGTAAGTTCTTTAAGTTCATAGTTTTCTCCGCAATAAACACATTGACAATTAAAATGCTCTTTGATTGCACGCCTCCAAAGGCGTTTTGCTTCGGGGCTTGTCATGGTTATTAAGTTGTGAATGTAATGGTCAGGGTTAGGTAGTAGAGGGGTCATGTGTTACGTATCTTTAATCGACTTTTTCGGTTTTTAGACGGGGACTGGAGGGTTGCGCTATCGGCGGTTTTTCCAGTTTTTTGCCCGGGTTTATGGGCGACGTCTTTTCCGTCACCATTGCCATAAGTACCTTTGGCTCGATTAACAGCATTCGCATTGACACGTATTCTTAATCCTCTTTTTGTTTTGTTGTATTTTGCTTGTTGTGCGAGACGTTTTTTTCTCGCTTCTGGGTTGGATTTATAGTATTCAGATGTGCTTGCCATATAGCTTTTCCTGTACTAATTCGGGATCTACGGTTGGCATAACCTTTGCAAGTTTCTCTAAAGGATTTCCGTTATAAGCAACACCACTAATGTCATTAGCTTTAAGCCAATCACAAGCTGCTTTTAGGTCTTGGGTAGTAGCTTCGCCTGCTTTTATACGGGCTAAGAACTCTTTAGTAACTAAATTATGCAACTCGTTAAATTGATCTTCGGTTGCTTTCTTTTTCATTGAGTAAAATTTCTCATTAAGTTGATAAGAGTTTTATTTGCCTTCTTATACATTTCGTCATCCATACCATACGTATCTAAAAGGTATTCTCTGACGTCCAACATATCTCTTACACTTTCTCTTATATGGTCTTGTAAGTATCTAGATTTAAGCCATCCAATAATGGCAAATCTTGTACCGGCTGTAACCTCATTTACAGAGTGAAATTTATCTGATGGATAGATGTAAATGTGACCTTGTTTAGGTTTAATTATTTTGTCTTCTACAACTAACTCTCCCCCTCTGTAATCATCATTTAAGAAGATAGTGAAAGAGTAGTTATGAGAAGTCCCACCTATTTCAGGTGAGTCAAAGTGTCCACCGTAGTGTCCACCTTTTTCATATTTGTTTATAAGTAGTCCGTTGATACTGTGTATAAATACAAGTTTCTCAACTTCTTCGTTATCGGATATAGTCTTTGCAAGTTCTTGTGTTAACTGTTTGGTGTATCTAGCGTCACCATCCATTTCAACACTTTTCTTTAAAGACTTAAATACGCCAGTAGTTGTATTCCTGCCGTCTACCCAAAGATTTAATCTTATAAGTCTATGAATTAAGGAATCACAATAATCTGCATCAAATAGTTTGATGTAGTCTTGCATTAAACTCCTAGTCCTTTTTTAACGATGGCTACTGCCTTGTCGTCTAAATCGTTGTCTGTTTGCTCTACTAATTTTTCTAGTAGTTCAATTACGAAAGTCTTGAATTTTGGTGACTTAAGTGCAGTTAATACGAATGGTTTAAGGATTGCTAACATTGTTTTCTTGTAATAATTGAATAGGCACCACGTCAGAACAAATGTGTTCTACCCGTGTCCCGGGTCTAAAGGTGAAACCCAATCTGTATAGTTCGGCGCATTTAAGAGCACGCACCAGCTCATAGTCGAGACGGTTCTTTTGAATCTGACTTTCAGCCATGCGTTCGCATTGCTTAGTCAAATCTCTGTTTAAAGGAACTGAGAAGTTTATTTGAAACCCCCAGTTCTCTGTAATTACATATCCATCTTCTGTCTGTGGCTCGACATCATTGCCCATATAGAAAGGAGAGAAAGTCATCGTACTTCCATTACACGAAATGTTATTACCGAAAGATTGACGACTTGGTGCTCCGTTATTCTGAAATTGGACAGCTTGATTTGTCACATTTCCAGTAGCTGCTGCTATTGGATTAGATGAATTATTTACATCTCCTTCTGCAAACGCTGGTCCTACTGAGAGAAGACAGACAGCGATGTAGTAGTAGAGTTTATTGTAAAGTTTCTTGTGGTATCCCATTGTTCTACTAACCCAGCAGATCTTGATGTGGTTTCTAATGTCCAAGGACTAGCTGTATTGGTTACTGAAAAAGTAGTACCAGTTCCAGTAATATCTGCTGACGGTGTTATGTTTGTACCGTTCCATGTTTTTACTTCAGCTCCGAACACCTGACGCTGCTCTACCTCAGTTATAGTCTGAGTTGTAGTAGTCGTAGAGTTCATACTCCCTGTTGTGAACTGGGGAGTCACAGTATTGGCTCTAGCTATGCTGGGTGATAACAGAGCTAAAAGCAAGATAAATTTTTTCATGCTTTTAAATAAGGTTTCCTGAGATAGATATTCTTGTTTGATCGCTAGTATAAAAAGGATATACTTGATGACTCATCATTGCCGGGAACATTAAAAGTTTCCCTTCAAATTTTGGTGATAAAGGATATAAATAATTAAGCATACGTCCGAAAATGTCTGTATATAAAAATTCAAAACAACCACATCTACATTGATCTTTTGTATTTTTTATAAATAGTTGTTCTTCATCTTCGTATTTATAGGGAATCTTCATCCAGATAACAAAACTCATTACACCACTATGAATATGAAATGGATTAAATTCATGTTTTTTCTGAAAATTAACCCAAAATGATTCAGCGCGTAAATCTGGTTTGTCCATAAAAGGTAGCTCTTTAGATTTCTCTACAAGAAGTCTTTCAAGCTTTCCTTTAGTATCAGGCAGTTCAAGACTGCTAGTTATGTGTCCTATTAATGTATCTCTCTTATCTGTTTGAGCTTTATCAATCATCGACCAAAGATATATCATCATTTCTGGTTCTAGATCATGTTCTGTCCAGAACCCATTAGGTGGATTGACTATCATACTTTTGGTTTTGGTTTACTTTCTCCGTTGCCATTCTTCTTACCGTTACCCGTGGACAGCCCGAAAGTTGCCAGCGCACCCGTAAAAATCGAGGCTACGAACGTGATATCAGAGGATGCACCTAGGGGTTTTTTGACCATGGGCAGCTCGACATAATTCAAAGTAATAATAAAACCACTCCAAATAACAACTCCTAAACGCACCATTGCGCCTAGTATTGCCATTTGTTCTTCATGGTCGTCTACATTTTCTTTAAGTTTTTTTAGGAGTCCTTTTTTCTCCTCTTGCTTATTTTCTTCCATGTTGTTTTTAGTATTGGTTTTAAAGCAGTAACCGCCCATTTAAAAGCTGCTGTAGCTGTAAGTGTTGCTGCTACAGAGACAACCGCAGTTGTCCCAGCCGTTACTAATATTTCGTTTTCCGGTACAGGTAATTTAATATCTGTAAACGGAATATCTACTTTCCTTATTCCCGGTGAGTCGACCTCATCAGTAGGTTCAGCTTCTATAGGTTCCTCTGTCTGTAAATCACTTGGAGGTACAAACAAAGGAACATAAGAAGGAATATCTGCCGTAGGCAAAGGAATAGATATAGTTTCGTATTCTTTAATCGCAGGGATTACCAGCGATGGAATCTCTACCACTTCTTAATAGGACAATGAAGAAAGGGGACTCGTGCTTTTGCTGGCATAAAACAACCACACATCTTACAAAATTTGCGTTTGGTTAATTTAGGACAGTCCTCACAAATCTCCAATCTGTCTTTATAGTCCATGAGTTACGAACTTACTATCTTTCTTTAGTTCTTCCAACTTTGCTTTCATTTGTTCCATGGTGTACTTAGTTGAATCTAAAGCGATAGAGTCTTTGACAAATTTGATATGGGCATCAACTGCTGTCAATAATGTATTGTTTCCAGTTCTTGCATCATAAATAGCTTCAAACTGTTGGTTTTCTGCTGGGTAGCAAAACTCACGTAAGTCGCTTGCTGTATAGTATTGAACTTCTGGTTCTTCTACCTCTGGTATCCCATCACCTACATCGCCTTCATCACCTACTTTAAAAGGGTGATCTACGATAGCAACAGGCTCTTGAGGTGTAGCACAGAAATCTACTATTCTTTGCGAGTACCAAGCTTTATCTTTACCTTTTTCTGACGGTATAAGTGCCCATGAGCCGTCAGAATATTCCACCTTCATTTTAAAGGTGTCTATTTCTGTAATCTTAAATTTCATAATTATTGTCCGGCTACTGTGCCTGAGTTGTGAATGGTCATGTAATGTCTATTGGTTATGTAATATCCAGCAGCTCCTCCTCCGGAACCACCGCTACCACCTGTACCGCCTTGACCTGACGCTCCACCGTGACCGTTACCGCCAGTTCCGTTGGCTCCTGTATTTCCAGTTGCACCTGTCGCACCAGTATTTCCAGTTTGTCCAGATCCACCAGATTGTCCAAAGTCACCACCGTGACCTCCAGTTCCTCCAGTTCCGCCTGTACCACCAGTTCCTCCGGTTCCACCGACTCCTGAGTTGTTTCCGTTGTTTCCTCCACCAGAACCAGTTTGACCGCCGACACCATTGGTACCGCCAGCTCCATTCTGTCTAGATTGGTTATAACCTCTTCCGTTACCACCGGCTCCTCCGGCTCCTCCAGAACCACCATAACCTCCAGCTCCTCCTCCGGCACCACTTTGTGTCTCGGTTGAGCTGCAATAAACTTGGCTAAGTTGACCCATTTGCCACTTACCACGTTTGGTTCTTTGGTGAATTGAGCAACTGTGGACGTTGTAAGCGTGAGTACCTATACATGCTTTACATACATAGATACAGTTACTACTACCTAATTCCTGATGATATCCCTGCCAGTACCTACCATATCCATATGTGTTCTGACCATAAGCACCACAGTTCCATCCATAATGGAAGTATCCTCCATTACCATAAACTGGTCCTAAGTATCTACCACGATATAAGGCATAGTTTCCGTTACCGCCGGTACCTCCAGTACCACCTCGTCCGCCAGTACCACCGTTACCTCCGCGACCTCCGCCACCGCCACCGCCGTAAACGGTTGCGCCAGCTTTGATGTTGAAAGTTATATTTCCGTTCTGGTCTGTCTTAACAGCAGTAGAACCAGCACCGCCAGCTCCACTACTACTTCCAGCACCACCAGTACCTTGGATACTTCCGTAGTTATCAACGACTAAAGTACCACCCATGCTGCCATTAATAGTCATGGCTGGGTCTCCGTTAGTACTTCCTACAGTTGCATTAGAGTTAATAATTAATCTCTTAGGTACAGCAGTACTCCAGTTTGAACCGAATGCTGCTGATAAATGGTAGTTGGTTGTATTTGAAGAAACAGTAACTTGTATCTCGTTAACAGCACCATAAAAATTGGAGAAAGAAATAGTCCCGGAAGTAGGCACGTTAGTGTTGTTAGCCGGAACTGCTCCACCATTTCTATAGTATTCGGATAAAGAGTGGGGGACTGAACCACCAAATTCAGCAACAATATCAGTCATACTGATTGTGCCTGAACTTTGTATAGCCATTATTTACCTCCTTTCAATTCGTCTACTTCAGCTTTTAATTCGTTTATTGCGTTAATAAGTACGCCTACTAATCTGCCGTAGTCAACTGATTTAACTTCTTCCATTCCATCTAAACCAGCAACTTCTGTTGTCTTTACAACTTCTGGTACTACTTCTTCTACTTCTTGTGCAATAAGACCTATGTCACTTTGACCGCTTCTTAACCATTTATAGTTAACACCACGTAGTTTTCCTACAGTTCCAAGAGCATCATTAATTGAACTTATATCAGTTTTTAATCTTGCGTCAGAATATGCAGTTACGTTTCCTGATGAAGTTAAACTTGAACAGTTAATTGTTCCAAAGGTGACGTTGCTACTTGTGTTGGTAGCTTGGTTAGAAGTGTAAGTTGTAAATCCTCTACCGTTAGTAATCTGGTTGTTGTTAGTTACGTTGGTAGCTGATGAAGCTATACCATTTAATTTTGATAAGAGAGTATCAGTAAAAGCATTTGTGTTGCTGTTTGCTTCGTATGCAGTCTTGATTTCAGAATTACTCTGATCGGCAGTTGCATTGAACTCTATTCCTGCAAGTTTAGCGTGGTCTCCATCAGTAAATGTATTACTGTTAGATGCGTTTTCAACTAAGTCTCTTACAGTATTTGCTGAAACATTACTTAAACTTTCCTTAGCAAGAGGATGTCCTCCAGCAGTTGAGCCATCATGTACGACAAGAGTATCCTTTGTCATATCAACAGTACATTCACCTTCGGCTCCGGTAAAGCTGCTATGTTGCGAAGTTGTACCTCGTCTTAGTTTTAATAATTTAGCCATTATATGCTCCCGAAGTCCATTTGTAAGTTGTTGCCACTAACTGTCCCTACCTCAGTAAGGTTGTTATTATTGCAATCCAATGCACCAGCTAGTTCTGGACTAGAATCAGCAGCAACGCTAGTTATACCTGTTGAACCAGTTATTCCTATCCATGAACTGCCTGTGTAATAGTTGAGGAGATTAGCCGTAGAGTTATACCAAAGATCACCTTCACTAGGAGATGATGGTGCAGACGCAGCAATTTTATATTGGCTTGCAAAAGTATTTACATTAGAAATATTATTTCCAACAGTATTGACGTTTGAAATATTATTAGCAACTACTTCTATTTCAGAGGTTGCTTCATTCAAATCATTTGCTGCTGTTACGACTTTTGAAATATCAGATGCTACCGCAGTAATGTCTGATATGTTATTCGCAACAGTATTAATATCACTATATCCAGAATTGGTAGTTAATGAATCTCCTATAGAACCTAAGTCAGTTCCATGAGCAACTTTTCCAGCAACGACGTTTATATCATTTAGCTGTGAAGCATTCAATGCACCAGCACCAATTTCTTTAATTGTTCCAGAGTCATTAACGTATAACTTTTTAGCTGTTAAATCTAAGGCAACTTCTCCATCAACAATATTGCTGGTAGTCGGTGTAGACGTACCTCGCTTTAGTTTTATAGTTGCCATAGTTTAAAATGTGCCCCCGTCCACAGTTCCGATACGAGCTGCTGGAACTGTTCCAGAACTTAAGTTACTAGCATTAAGTGAGTTAATAATGGAGCTAGTTACGTAGGCTGCACCGTTTGTAAGTTGGTTATTGTTAGTAACGTTGGTTGCACCAGTAGCAATTCCGTTTAACTTATTAAATAAAGCTGTTGAGAAATTCTTTTGAGTTAAACCACCATCACCTATTGCAATAGCTGATGTGTAATATGGTGCAGCCGTATTAGTTGCGCCTGCTGCTATACCATTTAACTTATTAAATAAAGTTGTTGTGAAATTCTTTTGTGTAAGCCCACCATCACCAACTGAGTAAGTAGTGTTTGTATCTGTAGAAACAAAATTTAATTTTCCACTAGCATCATTATAAGTAACAGAAATATTAGTTTCAGTACCACCATCGACCATAGCTCCCACTATGTCTTGGACTTGTTCGTTAGATAGCTGTGTGTTTGCAGTTACATATCCAGCACCGTTAGTGATGTTGGCATTGTTTAAAGAAATATTTGAAGTTCCGTCAAACGAAACACCAGCGATGGTTCT